GTTGCCAGCCTGACCTTACGTTTGAGTGACTGAAGATCGTCTGTCTCTCTTACGACTACCTCTGTCAGATTGCAAAAACCGTTATTCCGCAACAGTATCTCAGCGCAAGGATTTGTTCCCCACTCATAGCCTGTCTTGCGTCTTCCGTTCTTAGCTACATGAGCTTCGGCTGCTACACGGCTAAAGATACCGCGCTCACCGGACTTGGACTCCACAAGAGCCAGCCACTCACGCAAGAATGTCTCGCTATCTGGCTTCTCTGTGTAACAGGCTGAGTTGTTAGCCAAGGCTCTCTGAGGCTCATTTTCCCACCAACTGCCCGACTTGGCATGTGCCATGCGTGTGTCAGACAGGTTGCTCAGTGAGATCATGGCTGACCGGCGTACACCGCCAACGACAACCACTTCACCAATCTTACACATGATGTCGTGGCACTCGATGCTGTTGAGCCTACGCCCGATAGCACCTTTAAACTTAGCCACAACAAACTTAAACAGATCGTTTAGCGGCTCTGGACCACTGGCTCTACCACCAAATGTCTTCAGCCTCGAACCAGCGGGTCGAACCTTGCTCAAGTCCCACTTAGGGATGTCTCCTGTGTATAGGTGGGAGATCAGCTTGCGTAGGGATTTAGCCCAGCCTTCTTTGCTGTCTTGGACTACAATTAGGTCATCACTGTTTGCCAGTGACGCTGGTATCTCAGGTAGCTGGCTGATCGCCTGACGCTCCACTGAGAAGCCCACGCCTGTTCCGCACAACAAGATGAACATGGCTTCATCGAAAGCCCGTGGGTGATCCACGGCAACATATGAACAGTTATAGATGCAGGTGTTATCACGGTCTGCCGCTGGACCCGCTGTCATCAAGGCACGCATAGAAGGCATGACCTCTAGTTCTAAGATAGCACCCTCTATGTCATCCCAGTCCTGACCAGTCAGGTTTATGCCTTTTGAATGGAGATAGTCAGTGTAGCGTTGCACGGTCTCAGACCATGTTTCTCTGCGACCTTTATCTTCGATCCACCGCGCATAGCGGCTGGTTGCGATGAATGTTTGGTAGTCGGTAGGTAGATGATTACTGATCACTTGGGTTTCTCCCTGCAAGCTGGTTTAGACGCATCTCGCAATAGCGGATGGCTTTGTTGATATCGGTGATTTCGGATTGAACAGGGTCTTGCCCTTGGTACAGTTTTGTACCTGCGCGGCTGACATACTTAATGACGTTGCCAGCCCAAAAAGAAAGCCCGTTAGACATGATGAAGTCTACGGGCTGGTTGGGGTGTTTAGCGTAATGTAAAGGTGCCTTTATTATGTCAGGCTCCTTCTCCTTTGACTGATCCTTCATGAACTGTTCGTGTCTTTTCATATTCTTTGCTCCCAAAGAGGATTGGTGTTCTGTTTTCACTGTCCCAGTCACTCCAGCGGAGTATCCGAGCTAGTCTTGCTTGTGTGAGGGCTTCTTCTTTGGTGTGACCGGCTTTGATGAAAGCGTTTTCAACAAGAGACCAGTCAGGTCTGGCACCAAGCAGCTTCTCAGATGACTTCGGTCCAAATCCCTTTAGACCTGAGTATCCATCAGTGGGGTCTCCACAGAGGCACTGCATAAGAAATGCCTTGTCAGCTTCAGCTTCAGTGATGTCGAAGCGTTCATCTGACATCGGTCTGTAAAGTTTTGCTGGTACTGACTTCATGTCTTTATCGTCAGACACGATGATCGCCTTGCCCTTGTTCTCTGGCTTTGTCGCGAGGATGCCAAGGACATCATCTGCTTCAAGGGTTTCCATTTGACAGGTGCGGAAGTGGTGGCGAAGCCAGTCGATCATGGCAAGGTATCCAAGAGGCTTACGAACCTTGGCTCGGTTACCTTTGTAGCTGGGATCGACTTTCTTTCTAAAGTTGTTCTTAGAGGACAGGCACATGATCAAGTCATCGTCATGCAGCTTCTCTTTGAACGTGTCCATCTGGTCAAAGTACATCTCTTTAGCCAGCTTCAAGTCGGTATCGAGAGACCAGAGGTTTGACTCCCCATCGGCATCCCAACAGACTTCTTCTTCGGTAGCTGCTGTAGCTCTGTAAAGATACAAATCAGCATCAATTAACAAGGTCATCTTCGATCTCCTTCATAAACGACAAACCATCATCAGTGATCAACCAGCGGTTGCCCCAGATTTCATCGTTCAGTCTTGTGGTGATTAGGTTTTCGGTGGCTGCAACGGCAACCATGTTTGCCTTGTCTCTGGCAAACTTAGACTTTGTGGTGAAGGGTCTAATCCATGCTTCTGATAAAACCTCGAACATGACTATCAGAGCCTCGATGGTTCTTTGGTCAATGTCTTCCTCAGTGAGTGTCAGCCCAAGTTCTTCCGACTGAATACTCTGCTTCGATTGGGATTCTGAGGCTAAACGCTTCTCCAGCTTCTTTCGCGCATCTTCGAGCGAGATTACCGACATGATCAGGGTCTCCTTTCACTGCCATTTGCACCTCATCATGTATCCACCCAAGGATGGTCACATCGAGGTTCTGTCGTTTGATTTCATTTGATAGAAGAATGAGCCACATGCTGCTGACTGCGCTTGAGGCTGATTGCAGCAAACTGTTTAGTGCAGTGTGAGTTGAATTGACCTTGATACGGTTGCCGCCAAGCGAGGTAATGAAGCCTTTTTCAGAGGCTTGCTCGACTTTATCTTTAAGGATACCGTAACTCGGCACAGCGGCTATAAAGTTATGCTTTAGTCGCTTTCCTTCTTTGGCTCCTTTTCCGACCATTGCTCCGAGTCTGTAGTCACCGGAACCGTACAAGAGTGCGTATAAGGCACCCTTGGCGACTGACCTTTCAACTTTGGTATGTGAGTCGCTGAACGCCTCTGCGTTGCTTTGATGAATGTCTGATTCCAAGACTTTCTTCGCATATTCACCCCCATCGTAAGCGGCACAGAAATGGGCAAAGAGGCGTATCTCGATGCCGGAAAGATCGCTACCAACAAGCTGGTATCCAGAAGGCACAGTGAACAACTCACGGCACTGTTGACCGTAGGGAAGACGCACCGCTGGAACCTGCGACAAGTTTGGTTGTATGTGTGTGCATCTAAGAGTTCGCGTGGAAGGGCAGATGATCCTATGACGCAACTTACCGTCACTATCGACCTTCTTCATCCATGCCTGTGGTCCTTCTGCAAGCTGGCCTATGCGCTTCTGTATAAGAAACAACTCAGATAGTTTCTTAGCCTCTGGGTAATCCAGATCACCAAGGACAACCTCATCTATGATTGCGTGACCTTGTGGTGTCTTCTTAGAAGGCTTCCAACCGTACTTCTTGGTAAGACAAAACTCTATGTGCCTACGGGAGTTATGGTTGAAGTCTACCACTGTGGTCTTAACGAAAGGCTCACCTTCGATGTAACCCAAGGTCTTGTTGTTGCGCTTTGGGATGAATGTCTCATGCACTTCCCAAGGCTCGAACAGGTCTTGGAGTTCATGGTCAAGCTCTTCGCGCTTTGTGCATAGCTCGGCATATAACTTGCCAGCCTTGGCCTCATCGAAAGTCCACCCAGCTTTGCCGATGTCTTCAGCAATCGTGGATATCTGATGAGCCATGTCGAGAGCATCTTGAGGCCAAGTGTCAGGCTTTAGGTACTTGTAGAGAGCCATCGTCACTTTGACATCCTGCTCACAATAGTCCTGCATCTCCTGAGACCAGTGTTCCCAGCCACCGTCATAGTCGCCTTTGAGGAACCCGCTGCCGAGGTTCTTTTGTAACCTTAAACCCCAAGCCTTGAGACCATGTGAACCGTACATCCGGCGAGGCATCTCTTCGACTGCCCAGTTAAACTCAAAGTCTTCGTTCTTTAGGTCAGCCCTGATAAGCCTCGAAAGGACTAAGGTGTCCACGCGCTTGCCATTGAAAGGCCAGCTAGGATACAGCTTCTCGATTACCTTGAAGTCGTAGCCGATGCCATTGTGAGCTATGAGTTCGTCAGCCTCACAGAGCATCTCCAAGCCCTCTTTGATTTGATCAGGACCATAGCTCCAGACTGGATGGCCTTCTTCGCCAACCGCGATACAGTGGATAACGTCAGGGTCTAAACCGTCAGTCTCCAAGTCAAAGAACATGCGTCTCATCGCTCATCTCCCGATCCTTTGATCAGGTCAAGCTGCATACGCCTGTCCAGTTTGCGAAGGTTCATTTCACCAACACTGCTCAAGTCGAACTGGAACTGGGCTGCTATGTTTGCCAAGTACCACAAGACATCACCGCACTCTTGCATGACTGCGAGGCGTTTCTCATAGTCCATATCAGCCAGTGGCTGCTCTTCGTCACGCAAGTGCTTCTTGAGCTTGTCACAAACCTCACCAGCTTCTGAGGCAAGACCCATAGCCAAGTATTCGATCTTGCTATCCTTAACGATAAAGGTTGTCTCAGCTTGTAGCTGGTATCCATCAAGTGTCATTGGATGTG